AGCCCATAAAGCGGAACAAGAAAAATTACCGCCCCACTAAGTCTGGGGCGGGAATGACTGAGAAGGGTGTAAAGGCCCACCGCGCTGCAAACCCTGGTTCTAAGTTAAAGACCGCTGTGACCGGTACTGTTAAGAAGGGCAGCAAGGATGCGAAGCGCCGAAAGTCTTATTGCGCTCGTTCTGCGGGGCAGATGAAGAAGTTCCCCAAGGCCGCGAAGGATCCGAACAGCCGTCTTCGTCAGGCTAGAAAAAGGTGGAAGTGCTAATGTTGACTAAAGGCAATAAGAAGAAAGTTAAGAAGATTGTTAAAGGTTTAAAAAAAGCCTCAAAGCTCCACGCGGGGCAGGCCAGAACTCTTAAAACCATGGTTAAGAGAAGTAGTTGAGATGTCTAAAGATGCCCTCCTTGGAATACTCGCGGCAATATCAATCGGGTATTGCGGTTGGCTGGGGGTGCAAGTTGTATCAATTAAAACAAACGTTTCTGTTGTAGCGCATCAAACTGAGCAGATGTGGAACGAATTTTTACAAAGGAGAGCTGGTCTTGACCATGAGCCGATCTCAAATGAAACAGCAAGTATCTACCCCCCCCGGTAAAACGCCGAAGGGTCTTGTATACTACAAGAAGGGTGGCGATGTTTCTGCTAAGTCTAAGGGCAGTAAAATCTGTCCTTCTGGAAAGGCTTGGGCCAAGCGCACCTTTGACACATACCCCTCTGCTTACGCAAACATGGCGGCATCTAAGTACTGCAAAGATCCTAACTATGCTAAAGGCTCCAAGAGCAAGAAGAAGAAAGCGTAATGGGTGAGTTAAAGAAATGGCGAGATCAAAAATGGGTGCGAATAGGTACGGATGGTAGTATCAAGGGTGAGTGCGGAACTTCTAAGAATAAAAAGAACCCTGACCGATGCTTACCTTTGGCTAAAGCACGTTCTCTTTCTAAAGGTGATCGATCTGCGACTGCTAAGAAAAAGAAGGCGGCTGGCAAAAAAGGAAAAACCGTTGTTAGCAATACTAAAAAGGCTAAGGTCAAAGGAGTGAAGCGATGAAAGACTTGAGCGGTGACGGCAAGATCACACAGAAAGACATAATGATTGGACGAGGCGTTATTAAAAAAAGGAACGGTGGAATGATTAAATCTAAAGGCATGGCCGGCGGCGGCAAAGTCAAATCTAAAGGCATGGCCGGCGGCGGCAAGGTCAAAGCCAAGGGCATGGCCGGCGGCGGCAAGGTCAAAGCCAAGGGCATGGCGATGGGTGGCCGAGTTAAGTCTAAAGGCATGGCGATGGGCGGTAAGGTTAAATCTAAAGGCATGGCAATGGGTGGTAAGGTCCAAGGCTATAGAAATGGTGGCGTAGTAATGGTTAAGACAAACCAGAAACCACATATGAGTTAAGCCCATGACAGTATCAGGAACCAGAGACTTTAACATCGATGTTGGTGAGGTTATCGAAGAGGCATATGAACGCTGCGGGATAGAAGTCCGCACTGGTTATGATGCTCGTACCGCTCGTAGATCTTTAAACCTTATGTTTGCTGATTGGGCAAACAGGGGCATAAACATGTGGACTGTTAAGTCGGAAACGGTAAATCTAACGAAAGGGACTAGCGCCATACCGTTGGCCGCGGATGTTGTGGATGTCTTGGAGATTGTGTTGCGCCGCGATGGAACAGACTTTGAGATCACAAGGATTAGCCGTGGAGAGTATGTCACTCTGCCCGACAAGACTACTCAAGGCCGGCCTAGCCAGTATTACTTTGATCGCCAGATTACGCCTATTTTAAACCTTTGGGCTACACCTGAGAACTCCACTGATCAACTGGTTTACCATTACGTTCGCCGCATTGATGATGTAAATACGCTGGTTAACACTACGGATATGCCGTTTAGGTTCTACCCTTGTATGGTGGCTGGCTTGGCGTATTACATCGCAATGAAAAGAGCCCCAGATCGTATTCAAATGCTAAAGACGGTATACGAGGAAGAGTTCCAACGAGCCTCAGATGAAGACGAGGCGCGAGTTCCCTTAAAGCTACAGCCCAGCTTCCAATACTTGAGGGTCTAGCATGGCATATGCTTCGGACAAGAACGCCTATGGAATATCAGATCGATCCGGTTTTCGGTATCGTTTGAAAGACATGCGCGTTGAGTGGACCGGCGCTAAGGTGGGTAAGGATGAATTTGAGCCCAAGCATCCGCAGCTTTTTCCTCCTCGCGTTGGTCCCGATCCTCAAGCATTAAAAAACCCACGGCCTGAGTCTAATCTAGAAGATCAAAGAAACTTTCAATATGGATGGAACCCTGTTGGCGGAATTGGAGATGGGGTCTTAACGCCCAACTCTTTTGTCCTTAGAGGCGAAGTGAGTACAGTTACTATTACCATAGGCGCTAGTCAGGAAGACGTTGCTAACGTTTCAGGTGTGTATAGTTCAAGTAATGTGGGCACGGTAACAGTTGTAGTGTCAGGTGTTGCCGTTTCAGGTATAGCAGGTACTGGCGCGGTAGGTTCTGTCACCGTACCCGCCTCTTCCGCACCAAGGTTTGACAGTACGTCTATTACGTTAGACTCAACAACAGATACTTTTGACGAGGGATAAGACATGACCAAACAGACGGTAGGTATAGGAAGCAGTGCAAATGATGGCAATGGAGACACTCTACGCTCTGGTGCCACTAAGATAAATGCAAACTTCACTGAGATATATGCAGCGGTTGGTAATGGCTCTACACTCACAGATATAATAGACAGTAACGGTCTTATAAACGTAAGTTCTGGAGCAAATAAGATTGTTTTTTACTACGCTAATTTAAGCGACTTACCTAGTGCTGGGTCATATCATGGCGCAGTGGCGCATGTTCACGCGACAGGTGGATTATATTTTGGGCACGCCGCCGCGTGGATTAGATTAAACGACGAGACAACTGGTCCAGTAACTAAATATACTGCTGGTGTAAACGGATCAACTGCTTATACATTTACAGGACCTGGAGCTACCTCTGGGAACAACCCAAACTTTACTTTCTACAAAGGTCACACGTACCTTTTAAATAACGCTGCTAATGTAAGTGCCCATCCTTTGAAGATACGAGTATCGGCAGGGGGCTCTAATTTTACAACAGGGGTTACTGAGAATTATAATTCCACTACAGGGTTAACACAGTTCATTGTTCCGCATGAACCCTCTGACTCTTCTTTAGTCTACCAATGCACCAACCACAGTGGTATGGTGGGAAACATAACAATAGTGTGATGTCATGAGCTTTACTTATACGACTTTAAAGACAGCAATCAAAGACTACACTGAGAACGATGAAACTGGTTTTCTTCGCAACCTTCCTTTGTTCATAGAACTGACGGAAGAAAGAATATTAAAAAACGTGCAACTTACTACGTTTCAACAAAACTCTTCTGGGACGTTAAGTAAAGATAACCAGTTTTTAGAAACCCCGTCTGACTTCATGGCGCCTTTTTCGTTGAGTACAATAGTTAATAACGAAAAAGTTTTCCTGTTGTTTAAAGACTTAGACTATGTACAAACATATACTCCGAACCCTGCAACTACGGGCGTTCCTATTTATTATGCACAATTTGATGATGCCAATTTTATTATTGGTCCAACGCCAGATTCTAATTACTCGGTGGAGTTGGCTTATTTTTATCGCCCGAAAAGTTTGACCAAAAGCGAGATAACGCTGACCATGGTTAGACCTGCTGGGGGTGCCGGGTTCACTCTTGGAGAAACAGTAACGGGATCAAGCAGCGGACAAACGTCTATTGTTACATCCGTCACATCTGTTTCTTTACTTGCAGTTCGAGTTCCCATCGGGTCGTTCACTGTTGGAGAAACAGTGACGGGATCAAGCAGCGGAGCATCAGGGGTTATTACGGCCATCAGCCCAGACACCACCACCACTTGGCTTAGTGACGATGGGAGAATGACATTGTTGTACGGATGTTTGTCTGAAGCGTACACATATATGAAGGGCGATGCTGATATGATGACCTTGTATGAAGGTCGTTTTAGAGAGGGATTGTCTAGACTCAAAAACCTAGGGGAAGGGCAAGAGATTGCTGATGAATATCGTTATGGACCGATTAGGAAAGCTAGAACATGAACATGCCATTTGAAATGTCTGTTGGTAGTGTTGAAGTTACGACAACCAATAACCGCGGGTTTACACCTGAAGAGGTTGCTAAACTTTGCGCGGATCGTCTAATGCTAGTAGCAGACGATGCCCCTCCCGCAATAAAAGATCAAGCCTTGGCGTACAAGGAACAGATGCAGGCTGTAATCGCCGTCTACATGAAACAGGCTATCCAAAGTGATAGAACTACTGTATATAATGCAATCAAAGATGCTGGTCATGAAAAGCTAGCCGAATATATAAGGAAAATGTAAATGGCTTTTAATGGCAACTTTATGTGTACTTCTTTCAAAACAGAACTCTTGAAGGGTGTTCACAATTTCACGGGGGCATCTAACATCTTTAAGTTAGCTATGTATACCAACAGCGCAAGTTTTAACGCGGCTACCACTGCGTATACCTCGGGTAATGAGGTTAGCGGGACAAACTACACTGCTAAAGGCAATGCGGTAACTACCGTAACACCTACAAACTCTGGTACAACAGCGTTTTTAGACATGAACAATGTTGTGTTTTCCAACGTGAGTATCTCGGCTGTGCGCGGAGCGTTGATTTACAATGAAGCAGCAACAGGTGATCCAACCGTTTGTGTGTTAGACTTTGGTTCAGACAAAGCCGCAAGTGCCGGTGACTTTACTGTAGTTATGCCAACGGCAAACGCGAGTAACGCTATTATTCGTATCGCCTAAACAAAGGATATACTATGGGGTATCCTTGGGGTGCAGGTGGCTGGGGCGTTCTTCCTTTCGGCAGCTTATCGGTCACTGTCCTCATAGAAAATGGGTACTGGGGGTCCGGTGCTTGGGGTGAAAATGGCTGGGGTTCTGGTCAAACTGTACCTAACGGAACTACATCAGTAGGTTCTGTAAATATATCTGTATCTAAACAGGTAAGTACCGCAGGGCTTGCCGCTACAGGTTCGGTAGGCAGTGTTACTACTACAGGAGTAGCTAATGTTTCCGTAACGGGTGTTAGTGGTACTTCAGCCCTTGCTACTATTGTAGTTGATTCAGACGGAAATATATCTGCGCTAGGTTTAAATTCTACCGGCGCTATCGGCACTGTATCCATAGTATCTGTAAGCGTTATTCCTACTGCGGGAGTAGCTGGGACGAGCGCACTAGGCGCTCCATTCGCAAGGGTTGGTATCAATGCTAACGCTACGGGTGTGGGTGGCACTGGCGCGGTTGGTGCTACCACAGTTAATTTAGCTGCAAATATACCTGTGACAGGCGTGGGTGGAACTGGCGCGATAGGGGCGGTGGCTACACCGATCTACGGGGTTCTTGGTACAGGTAATGTAGGCACTGTTAGTGTCAATCAAGCATTTGCTGTGACAGGTCTGGCAGGTACAGGCGCGGTGGGCACTGTAACAATTGACTTTGGGTTTTCTGTAACAGGGGTAACAGGCACCGGCGCGGTAGGCACTGTTAGTGTTAATCAAGCATTTGCTGTGACAGGTCTGTCTGCTACCGGAGTAATAGGGAGT